GTCATTACCTGACTGGAAGTCGCATGTAGCGACGTTAGGAATGGATCACTAACTACTTCCTTTTCTTGTTTTGGTTCTTATCAAAGAACGTAGGAAACAAATGTTCCAAAATTTTCAAGTATGGTTTGAGTCCTGGAACTAGACTTGCCGTATTAGCGACAGATCGCGCGGCATTCTTGACTTTAGTCCAGAACGAATCGCCCGGTCTCCGGGCTGTAGATAACTCTTCCAACACGGCATATTGGCTGCCTCTAGCGGAAGCCGAGGGCTGTAAAATGCCGTAATAATCAGCGTTCGGAGTTATCTCATAATTGATGCTCCAAGTAAATTGAAACTCTTGGGATGGAGCACCTGTGAGGGCAAAGTAGATATTATTGTTCATGAGTTCGTTTGACACGACTTCGCTTCCAATTGGAAAATCGCAAAAGTTCGTGTTGTATTCAGGGTACTCATAAAAATTTTCCATCAATGCCGGTGAAAAATAGCCCACGAAGTCAAACGTGGTAGTGTCATCGAGCCGAGCTCTGTACACAGAGTAGCACAAAGAAGTATAGAAATCGTAGCATTTGGGTTCGTGAGGTATATATATGCCCGAATGTTCGATATCGCAATTCGTGGTGTGAGAAGTGCTTAGTTGTCTAAGCTGATCTATACTATCAGTGGCCACGTACTGTATGGTATGTCCGCTGGTCAAGGCTCCACTACGATAAATAGCAGGCGAAACGTTGACGCACTTGATTCCAGCAGAAACGACTCTCAAAGTGTCAATTGGTCCAGAAGTGTCGCCTCCATGTTTCTTATACATGGCGACCCTATATCCAACGCTACTAAAAACTTTATATCCTTGAGCGTCCAGAACTTGTCTCGATGCAAACACATCTCTTTTTCCATATAAAATTTCTGCGAAAGAGATGTTAACAGTGCCTCCTAATAGGGTGTTTTCCTCCGAGGCAATAGTAGGGGAGTACGAGGCTATTGTGGTCCCCAAATCCCACGGTCTGAATAGCACGCGCAGGGTGCCATTCACGTCGGATGATATAGTGGTAGAAGATTCGAAATTGTACGTTGAGGTTTCTATCGGATAAATATTCGGAATCTTTGTACGCACGTTAGTAAAAGGATCAATCAAACTCTGTCCGTATTCAACTTCACTAGAGGTAAAATGGGATTGTTTCTCTTGCGCGTCAGGACGATCGCGTAACATCTTACTTTCGTTTGGTCCAATACGTCCGTCAACTCTCATGAGTCTAACATCGTTAGTAGGGTGTGCTTTGAGAGCTGGGTCGATCTTTTTCCTTGGCTTGATTTTTAGGGCGCCTGTTCGCAGCACTTTGGCAGGCGCGCGACGATTGATTCTATTGTTAGCTTTCTTCATTTTCTTCTTCATTTTCTGAAATGTCATCGACAGTAATGCGAATGAGCGGGTTTTCATTGTTACAACTGTTAATTACAAGATCCGCGAGACAACCAATGTCACAGTTCAAAAGACTGTTCGGAATGTACACGGGTTGCCCGGGTTCAGTGACATGTGCTAGATTGTATAGAGTGGACACTAAAATCTCAGGCTGGGTATCAGTGTGGATCGAATATCCTACCATCTCGTCCACGGGGTTAATCTGATTATCTACCATTGCGATATTAACAAACTTTTTATCACGTATGCTCAAAATCTTTTCGTTTCTAACGCCATATGATAAACGCGCCTGGTAGATGAGTGAAGTGAGTGGCATCGATCGACAGCCGTGGAGTTCAGTGTAAGCGACGGCATAAGCGTGTGTACGAGGGTCTTTAATGTAAGTAAGTTCGGCGCCACTGTAATACCTAGACCCGGTGATGGCCTTCTTTATGTCCCGAACTATAACAATTTTGCCGTTGGTGAGAATTGAGCGCTTAGAAATGAACTCCAAGTCCCACCAGTAACCAAAATTGAGTGACTTGGCTGCCTGACCTAACCCGTGGGCTCGATTAGTTTTGGGTGCATCGTAGACTTGCCAAAACGAAACCGTCCAATTCTCAACGTCTTTAGATCTGATCCACATACACGCGTCGTCGCCGGACACGAAGAATAATAAATCGCTATACAATATGCCGGCTCTAGCCGCCGTGTACAAACCGTAGTACACGACTCGTAAAGTGTTGCCCAACGTGGTCTTTGTTGGGTGTCCACTGAAAGTCGTCCCTTGCAAAACGAACTTGCCAACATATTGCTTATTGATTGTTAAATGCAGATTGGCAATGTGGTCTTTTAGTATGTCTAAAACCTCAAACGCCAATCTGTTGGAGACAGGAAAAATTTCAATAAATTTGGGAAATACAGCATCCATAAAAGAATCATCGACTATGCGCATTAATTCGACATGCTGGTTGGAGTCGTGTGCCGAACCGTCCCAAGAGGTTCGCACCCAATCGTCAGGAACTTTATCCTCGAAAAATTCATTAATTTTCTTAGCCAACTTCTTGGAGTTCATAGCATGAATGAACTCTGGATACCAATGTTTGGCCACGGCGATGAAAAATTGCTGACACCACGCTACGAACATCATCCTGTCTTCTGGATCCCAAATAAGTCGAGCTCGGGCGCTAAATACATCGTGGCTGGTTGCATAATTAAACTCGCCACTCTTCACCATGGCGGTGAAGTTTGGATGTCCGTAACCTAAAAAGTGGCCTACATTCAGTATCATAGTAATATAATCTTCGTATTTTTTCTTTTTGTTTTCAGGCCAAGCCTTCTTTTCTGCGCACCAATCTTTAGGCGATTGAACTTCGAAGTCGGGATAACCGAAGAGTTCTTTCCTGACGACAACGTCGTCTCTTACGAATTTGGAAAAGTCTGCTAGCATTTCTTCTTCGGGAGCATTGGTGCTAGCCAGATGCCTATTGGTAATTGCGCAAACGAGCGTAGTGGAGTGTTTGTGATCGAATACGTAAGGCTCCACCACTTTACAAACTCCATTCACGTCAGTGTAGAGCTCAGGTCCACTAATTGGGAAGTCTTTCGAAATGTATTCACGTTGAGGATTTTCGTTTTTGATATTGAAAAGTTGCACGATTTCATTTGGATCCGTGAATTTGACCCCGTGTGGGTTCTGGAAATGGCTAAAAGCCCTACTCCACGTGGTGTTAATCTCTTCTACACCACACTTTACGGTGTATCCTCCCACATCTTCTTCTCCAATACGCAACACTTGTGTCAAATTGGTTGACTCACAACCGATTGCTTCATATGTGTAGTCCGATGCTGCGTCTGAAAATTCTTCGTCGTCTGAATCAGATTGAATACGCTCTATTGTGTTTAGTGGTTGCGCTTTATTAGCCGACTCTTCTTCAGACAAGTCTGAATCATCTGTGTAATTTTCGAGTTCCATCATTTGTCTGCGAGTCAGTCCGTTTCGCCAATCCCCTGCAGCTCTCTCCTTTTGTTGATTGATAAGATCGGCTATAAATTCAGCGTTAACATCTCTCTCAATACATAAGTTTTCTTGAACGTGTGCAGGAGTTTCGGGAGTTGTCACCTTGTCGTCGACTTGGACTGGGATATTCAATTTTGGTGTTTCGAGGTTCGTTGCAGGTGCGCAAGCGCCATTGTTATCGACGTAATCAAATTCGAAAGCCTCTTTCTCTTTTTGCTTGCGCTTGGCCTTCTCTTCTTGCATTAGTGCTACTGATTGAGTCCAGAGCAGTTCTGCCGATTCTGCTTGTTTATTAAAATATTCGATTTCTTCTGGGGAGAATTTAACAAATCGGTCGACTGCACAAGCGGAACCGTTGTATCGTGGATATACCTTTGGGAGTGTCAGTTTGGGCTTATCTAAGGGATGATCATCAAGAAGCGGCCTCAATTCTTGCCTGGTGTAAATAAATTCACCGGTCACGCCACCTCTAATGAATGTCTTTGAATTGTGAAGTGTCCAATTATCCGCAATTCTAAGTAGTTTTTCGCTATTATCAGCATGGAGGAGACCGGAAAACCGATGAGTGTCCGCCGTTAGTCTTTCTCTGTTATCTACGAACCAACTAATTATTAGTTGCTTGAGTGACCGCCACTTTAATCCGTAATAACTGGTGATGATTTTTCTCATTGGCTTATGATATCGACCTATCAAACATAACCAACCGATTTCCTCTGGGTAGTCGTGGGCAATCTTGAGTAGCGTTCTCCTAGCAGACGCGGGGCAGCAATCATCTCCCTTACAAGTACCGCAAATGTAAAATTCCTCCTTGATCAAAAACGGCATCCACTGAATGTACTGACTCCAGGATAACGTTGACGCTAAATCTATAGGGCGATCATACACCAGTGGCTTACCTTGGGACTTGAGGTCCCTATCGATAAGGTGTTGAGAAATCAAATCCAAATTTGCAATTGTACTGTGGGCTTTGGGAGCGTCCTTAGCGATGACATGAAGAGCGGTATTTGAGGGTTTTGTCATCGTCGACCTGAATTGTATCAGCCGTTTAGCCAAATCGAAATTCACGGCTAGATTGATCGATTCTAATTTACGAGGAAGCTCTAAGATGTGTGCAGGTTTCCAAATCGATAGAGTCTCCGTGAGACCAATACTCCACCTATTACACACGGAAGTTAGGTTCGAAAAATCGTAAGCATTATGCTCATATGTGTTACCGTTGCCTTCCATGAAAACTCGCAGTTTGTTGTCCATAAATTCGACTAAACCTTCGCTAAAAGCGAGTTCGCTCACGCCTCCGAGGATGTGGTATTGGTTAGCGTTACCGACTACTTCGACTGGAGCGTGCAATAATTGAGGCATGTAGTACAAAACGTCGAAGGCCAGACATACCACGAAACCAGTCATGTGCTGATATTCGGTCCAAATGCTGTTGAAATCGGCAGTCCGTACAGGAAGAGCAGTAATGTCGAATCGGTTGTTAGCATGATATCTTTCCTCGTTTTCGATATTGTAAATACTGTCATATGCAGCCGTTTCCATTCTCACTGGTTGGTAAATAACCAGCCGATCCTTGCCAAGGGCCACAGAAATTGAATTAATCCAAGATGCGTTTCTGGCATACTTGGCTCCGACGTCTATCAAGACGACGCGTTTGTCCAGACTCTTAATCAATCTGAACAACATCGTCGCTTGAGCCACGTCGGCGGAGTAACGAGCATTAGCATGTTGGCTGACGCTCCTTTTACCCACTTTCTTCGCCTGTGACTTGGCATGGGACAAATCTAGCAACGGGAAGACGGTCGACATTTTGTCCACCATTTCGGGTGCCAATGCACCTTTAGTGGGGACCATTCGAATACCGAAAGCGTCGACTTGGAATGTATTTGCCAATCGTTCATTCTCCCTAACTATTGCGTCTTGTAAGACGTTGATCTTTGGCGCGTCCAAATTCATTCCGACATCCTCGTTGTCTTCATATGGTCCTCCTATATAACATCTATCTTCTCGCTCTTCTTTTCTGCGGATACGGTCTTCCAATGACTCAGGAGCAATATCCTTAAACTTAGCTGCTACTTCCTCGTTTTTAAGAGACTTGGGAATCCGTTCAATAACCACAACCTTAGGTTCCCAGAAGTCATTACTCAGACGACCGGTTACGTGCTTAGCTTCTGAGAGAATGGTTTTTGGCGGCACGTGATTCAAACAAAAGAGAGATCGATCAATGAGTTTCCACAACTCTCTAATGTGCGTAGCTACCGATTTGCGTCGACGCAGATCGAGGCCTTGAAGGATGGTGAGTCCAATATCAAATTTCTCGTTATCGAATTCTTTCTTATTCACATGTTTATATGAATTGCGCAAGAATTCTGCTACCTTGGTGCTGAACATGCACTTTATCTGCCCTAACGGCATGTCCGGTTGAATGGGAACCCACCTTTCTTCCATCCAATTTGGCTTCACTTCTTTCTCTTCCTTGTAGTACTCACTAATTAACAAATCTTCAGCCTCCTCTATTTTCCGCTCTTTGATTTGCATGGCAGTTAAACGCTCGCTGGAGTACTTAGTCTGAGTCCTCGACGGCGTGGTGTTGTTCTCATTCGCTTTTGTGGTTTTCGCTTTAGTGGTTTTCCCAGTACGAACTTGAGGTTCGGTACTTTTCTGACCGTCTGATTTACACATATCTTGTTTATGGGCGGGCGAAATTCGTCCGTTTGTGAACGGGTTGTCGTTTGTGCCCTGAACAACGATTTTTTTGCGAATCAGCAATCCACAATGAGCGTCCGTCCCACTTTTATAGACTAATACATACGCCATCTTCTTGTCGTCGTTGACGACGCCGGTGCGTGCGTCGGCGAAGCCGACGTTGTATTGATCGCAGAGAGCGCAAATGCTTTCGCCGTCCATGTAGGGCATACTCGCGACTCCGTCCATTGCTGTGTAGAGGTCGCAAACGGTGGCTTCGAAAGACATGGCTGCTAACATTGCGTACATGTAACAACCAAGGTTTGGAGCGTTAATAAAATAGAAATGCTCATTAAGCCTCGGTAGCTCAGATTCGAAATTGAACACAGATCCTATCGAATGTTCGTGTTCCGATCGCTGAACTACGTAGTCTTTAAGAGCGAGTTTCACTTTATTAACCCAAATTTCGTGATCCGTTCGACCCGCGACAAGATCGCCTGACATGTTCGTGGGCATAGCAGAAAGTTTAGCCTGAGGAGCGTCTACTATTTTTGAGACTGAGTTGAGTTGAGAGTGGCCATAAGTGAGTTTATATGAGAGGCCGGTGATCGATTTTGGGAACTCGGTCATGCAGTGGTTAACCACCACACGGCTAGAGTTCGGTGTTTTTGAAAGTTTATGAAGTTGGT